ACAATGTTTGTTCTTCATTTAAAGGCTCCAGAGACTTAATTTTTATCTCTCCAGAACCTGCAGAAGCACAAGCCGCTTGTATAGGGCATGTCTTGCATATCTTTGAATTAGAACGATAGTTTTTCTCTGGCAGGGTTTTATCTTCCCATGCCTTTCGAACTGTTCTCATCCATTCAAAAGTGTTCTCTACCCACTCGTACATGTACTGATTTAATTCTACAGGAAAAATCAACAGTTCGTGATTGTTTTTGTTTTCATAAATCAACACTGCCTTGTTTTTATTAAGAATCTTCATGTAGATAAGCAACTGAATCATGTGACCCAGTTTAGGCTTTCCTGCATTTTTACGATACTCAAAGCCCTCGTTAGGCATTGTCTTAATTTCCCCAAGCAGTTCTTTATCTTCCCAGTTAAGAATAACGTCACCATAACCAAAGATTGGTGGATTGTCATATGTTACCTTAAACTCAGAATCTATAAGAAGACCTGGAACATTGCCCATAGCCTCTTGAATTCTTTCGTGTGCCTTTGTACCAGCAGTCATGTTGGCACCGCCATAGGCATCAGCGTTGTCTGTAAAGTTTGCACCCTCAAAGGCTAGATACCAATAGCGAGGACATTCTCCATGAGAGAACGCAATTGTACTGGGTGCAAATGTTTTCTTTGTTTGAAACTTGTCTACACGATTAACAGTATAGCCAGAGTTAATCTTGTCAATCAGTGCTTGCTTGTCTAGGAATGATGGTTTAGAGTTTGGATTCTTTTCAACCTTTTTAATCATTACCTGACTTAATAAATTTTTTGCCATAATAACACTAGCGAGTAATATATTTAAGAGCCGAAACGAGGTTGTTAATAGCCTCAGCAGCGGTGTAATAAATATTCTTTTTCGCTCTGTCTCCTTTATCTACGTTAGTTAGCCATGTGGCTTTGAAAGACATCTTCGCAGCAATTGCTTGCAAACGAACGATTTCTACTTGTGCAACGTTAAGGGGAATGTCTGGCTTAAGAATTACCTTAGCAATAAAGGTAAGAGCAGTAGTCAGTTCTTCATCATTCATAAAGTCAGCAATCTCTGTAAGACCATTGACCTGTTCAATTGTTGTCTGTGTTTGTTCCATTTTGTTTCCTTAATGTTATAGTTCTATTATACACTATCGGGTGGTAGTAGGTCAAGTATCATCTCTAGCAAAGACAACTCAATGACTGCTAGTCTTGTTTTAATACCAGAATCGCCAAGGACAACTACAATTGCTGGATTATCGTTATTACGAATAGCATCTGTAGTTGCCTTAGCCCAAACATCTTTGTTCAGAGTAAAAGACTTGCCAACCTCTTTAAAGTCAACTGTAAAGCCTTCCCAAGAAGCGTCACCCTTATGAGTACCTCTGCCAGAGTTCTTGTGCTGTTTAGCACCAATACGCTTACTCTCGCTTCTCTCGCTCATAATCTTTCTTCTTCTTAGTTTCTAAACTAACTTCGTTTAGATGTTTGTCTGGACACATCCAGGTTATTAGTTTGTCTGATGGATACACTCTTACAGACTTCACTTCTACCCTGCATGTGTGGCAAGGAAAGATTCCTGGATAAACTGTATACTTACCCATTTACCTTAGCCTTAATATTGTCCTGTAGGTCTAGGTCTTCACGGACACGAGCCACAAACTTATCCCTACCCTGCAGTTTAGTTCCGTCTGGTAGAATATACCAAGCACCTGTACGCTCTACAATACCCATCATTTCAGCAGTATCAACCAAATCACCAATACTATCAATGCCAACATCACCTCTGAAATAAAAATCGTATTCTCCAGATTGAAAGGCTGGCGATGTCTTGCTAAATTGGACTTCCCAACGAATCTTCCTACCAACCTTTTCCTCAATGAGTTTATCGCCAATTGCAATCTTGCCTTTAATTGCTTGATTGTCTGATTCGGAGGAGAATAACTTGATAACCGTTGATGAATAAAACTTAGTAGCCTGACCACCAGAAGGCTGTTGACTAGTATACATAGCAGAAATATTGTTACGAGATTGCGAAATAAGAACCAAAAGGGTTGGCTTAACTTTGTTATTAGCATAGTTAAGCATCTTCCAAGCGTTGCTAAAATCTCTAGACTCCGCACCAATCTGTTTAGTGTTTTCCAATTGTTTAAGTTCATCAGTATCCTTTTCAAAATAGATAGCAGGTAGTAGCGATGTAATTGAATCAACCACAATGATATCTACTCCAGCATTCATTAAGTTTGTTCCTACATCAACCATTTCATTAATGGTCCTGGCTTGTGATACTATAAGGTTGTCTGTATTTACCCCAAGTCTTTTAGCCCATTCTTCTGAGTAAGACATTTCAGCATCAATCCAAGCACATAACTTGCCTTCTTCTTGTGCCTGAGCAATCATCTGCAAGCATAGAGAAGATTTTGCAGAAGACTTACTTCCCCAAACTAATACCTGTCTACCCATAGGCAATCCACCATTGAGTGCACGATTTAAACCAAAACTAGGCGTAGCCTGATATTCAGTCTTAAACCCAACACCGTTAGTCAAACGCTTACGGATGCGTGGGTCTAGTGCTGCCATTGCTTCTTCAATAGTTGTCATTAGAAACGAACCCCATGTCTTTCTGGTCTAGACTTATTGTATCCAGTCTTCTTTTCAAAAGCATCATCAAGATTGCCATTGACATACTCAAACTCACGGAGACCTGCGTACAGGTCAAGAGTACGAATGATAATATCAGCCATTTCGTCTGCTACTTCCTCTGGACCTTTGGACTTACGAATTGCTTCCATGACCTCAACTGCTTCAGATACAATCATCATCAATTGCTTAGTCATAAAGATATCCAAAGATTCTTTATCATCATTGTTATAGGCAATGCCCCAGAAACCTTTTTCTACTGCGGTTTCGTGCAGTTCTTTTGCTACTTCATCAAACATTTTCCACATCTTCCATAATTATTGTTCCATCTTTAGTTTTACCCAAAGAAAATTTGTATACATTACCTTCATCAATCTTCATATATGCTTTGGAAAATGATGTTGGAAATACTGTAACGCTATGCATCTCACGACTAGCATCTGCTAGAACCAGAGAAGCCATCTTCTTACCAGCCTTAGTTACTCTTGGCTTAAATGATACAACAAATAGTTCATCATCTTTGTAAGGCAACTGACGGAAGTTAAGAATCTTAATCAACCCAGATGGATTACCTTTAATCTCATCTGCTGGAATTGCTGTAACAATCCTATTGTCACTTGCCAAAACAATATATGTTCTACCTGCTTCAATGGTAGTGTTTTCGTCATCGAAGATTCCAGTGCTACCAGTTCTATCTAGTAGTTCTACTCTTGACCAACCTTTACCACGCTTAATGTTTTTAATCATACCCATCAAGATATATGCACCTTTTTCTTCGTACTCTTCCACGTCATTAATAAATGCGTGATAATGTTGCGGAATAGATGTATTGAACTCTGGTAAGTTAAGATACTCGTAAAGGTTTTCACGAACTTCTTCATCGTTTCTAGGTTGGTCAGTAAATGTTGCAGCACCTACAAGACGTAGAGCCTGTAGTGCACGACTGTTAACACCATTACCTTTACCAAATGTAAACTCTTCTAGTTCTTTGTAAGAAGCAAACGGTCTGGCATCAATATATTTATTAGCAATGTTATCACTAATAAACTTAATAGATGATAGTCCAAAGCGAATACCTTTACCCTCGATTTTAAAGTCAACATCTGATTCATTGATGTGTGGCAAACGAACAGGGATACCCATACGCTTTGCTTCAATCAAATATTCAGTACGAGCATCTTTGTCACTCTCGTTCTTGAGCAATGAATACATGAACTCAATTGGATAGTGATACTTTAGCCATGCTGTCCAGTATGAAACTGTTGAGTAAGCCACAGCGTGAGACTTATTGAACGAGTATCCAGCGTGTGCTTCAAAATCTGTCCATAGTTCTTCCGAAGCAACAGGAGTAAGGAAGCGAGAGGCACCCTTTACAAAGCGTTCCTTAAACACATCGAACTCACGAGCATCCTTCTTCTTACCAATAATCTTACGAACTTTATCTGCTTCTGCCATAGACATACCGCCAAGTTCCACACAGGCAAGCATAACCTGCTCCTGATACAAAATACAACCATAAGTTTCTTTTGTAAATGATTTTAAAACTTCGTGTTTGTAATCAATATTTTGCTTACCATGTTTACGAGCAACATAGTCTTTACCAATTGTGTTCATAGCACCTGGACGAACCAAAGCATTAGAAGCAGCAAGTTCTGCAAAGTTTTTGATACCCATCTTAACAAGCAGATTGGTATATGGTGTTGCTTCACATTGGAATACGCCCTTGGTATATCCATCTGAAAGCATACGATAAACATTTGCATCTTCCATATTTAGTTTATACAAATCAACATTAGTTCCAGAACGTTCCTTGATAATGGCAAGTGTATCCTGAATAACAGATAGGGTCTTTAGACCCAGAGCATCAATCTTAATCAGACCAATACGTTCTGCTTCTTCCATGTCTACTGCTACTACTGGAATACGTTCCTTGCTACCTGGAGTTGTTCTAGTCTCTAATGGTGCATACTTAAAGATAGGCTCTTTAGCAGTAACCACACCAGCAGCATGAATACCAGTACCACGAATACGACCACGAAGTTGCTCACCATAAAGTTCAATTTCTGGATACTTTTCACGAAATTCTTGAGTAGACTTAGACCTTAAGTAGTCATCCCAGTCATCAACAAGTTTAAGAACCTTGTTTACATCTGGTAATGGAATGTTTAGCACACGAGCAATATCTCTAATCATACCTTTGCCCTTGAATTCAAGGAATGTGGCGATAGAAGCAACGTGTCTATACTGTCTAACTAGATAGTCTTTGACATCTTCACGTCTTGAATCTTGGATATCTGTATCGATATCTGGAAAGTCATTACGTTCTGGATTGATGAAACGGAAAAACAATAGTCCATGCTTAATAGGGTCAATGTCAGTAATGCCCAATGCATAACAAACTAGAGAGCCAGCAGATGAGCCACGACCTGGACCAACCATAATACTTTCTTTCTTAGCCCAATTAATCATGTTACGAACAACTAGGAAGTAAGGAGCAAAGTTTTTATCTTTGATGATTTGAAGTTCTTCTTCAGCCCTAATGTGATATGCAGGGTCAGCCCCAACACCACGAGCAGTTAATCCTTCCATAGCAAGTTCATAAAGTTCTTGGTCTGGATTCTGATACTGTGCTGGAAGCAAGTCTAGATGGTCTTTGATATTATAATCTTCAACCTTATTCATAATCTCAATAGTGTTATCATACATATCTTGTCTTACGATACCCTGGGCTTCCATAGACTTATGCATCTCTTCATCAGATAGCAAGTGAATTTCGTAGTCTCTAAAAGTAATCTGGCGGTCTGCACCGTATAGGTAGTCTAACTTATCCATAAGATTATCGTAATCCTGGCTACCAGCAAAGGTAGCGTCTTTCTCAATCTTATTAGAATAAGTATTTAAAATTAATTTAAGTTCCTGAATCTCACGCTGTTCTGGACCTGCATGGTGACAGTCTGGAGTAACAATAGGTTTGATACCGAACTCATCTGCAAGAGCAAGAATAGTTTTGTTAATCTCTGGTGGGTTGTGTGGCATGACTTCAATGTAATAGTCATCACCAAAAGTTTTCTTAGCCCATTCCAAATGCTCTTTAGCAGCAGCAAGGTCATCCGCTTCAATCGCCTTGGCAACATATCCAGACAGACATCCAGAAGTGATAATAAGTCCTTCTTTGTATTTCTCTAGAGATTCCCAGTCCATGCGAGGCTTCTTGTAGAAGCCCTCGGTCCAAGCAATTTCGTTTAGTTTGTTAAGGTTCTCAAGACCCTTTTCATTCTTTGCAAGAATAATTAAGTGATTATATACAGGGTTTAGTGGTGTGTCTTCACGTTCTGCCTTGTCTCTCTGGTCAAAGCGGTCTTGTGCAATGTATCCTTCGACACCAAGAATTGGTTTGATACCTTTTTCAATTGCGACACGATACATTTCACGGTGTCCAGATAGTGAACCGTGGTCTGTGATTGCGATGGCTGGCATTCCAATTTCGATTGCTCTGTCCACATATTCTTGTGGTGTTGCTATTCCATCAAACAAACTGAAATGCGAATGCATATGGAGTGCTATATAAGATTCTGATGTTTTGCTAATTGTTTTATCCAATCTTTAAAGTCTTCTATTGACCTATCTAATTTTGCCACATTGCACCATTTGCAACAGGCTACTACATTACTATACAAGTATCCCACATTAGGGTCTACTCTGTCAAGTCCGTTTGTCAAAATATATGTGGACCATTGCCTATGACCTTTTGTTACTGTTGGTTTTGCATTACAATAAAAACAATTTTTTAAAGAAATTTCTTTAAATTGTTTTTCTGTTAAATTAAATCCTTTTTCTTTTGCATTTTTCCGTCCTTTTACAATTAAGTAGTGATTCTTCCAAGTTATTTCTTCCGAAGATTTTCTTTTTAAAATACCTCTACATTGATAGCAGGATTTTGCTTCTTTAAAATTTGTTGTTGGAGCAACAAAAGTTTTATTACAAAATGGGCAAAGAAAGTCCCAGGAGTTATGATTTTTTATTTTATAAGGACCAGATATAATTTTAACTCCAAAATTATTTATATCTCCTATTTGCACGTTAAGTCTCATATGTTCATTATATCATATTAACGTGGTAATGGGGGCAGAGAGCAAATCGTCTACCCCCATCACGATTAATTGATTACCAGTCAGTATTGCTGGATGTTAGAGATGGAGCATCAAAACCGAAGTAGAAATTCTCCTGCTCTGCATAAGCGACTTCACGAACAACCTTTTCAAGATTGAATGGCTCAATACCATCGAACTTGAATGGTTCTGTGTCTGGCTTTGTTGGAAGCAATGTATAATTGGTTTCAGTTCCCTGACCGTTACGCTTAATCTTCCATTCTAGGTTCGAGATTGAACCAGTCTCAATTGCATACTCACGGAGATTTCCGAAAGCAGACTGCTTTGAGATACCCTGTGACCATACAGCCACATAAGGTGCTTCAGTACCATCATCAATGATGACGTTACCGTACCAGCGAAGACGTGAACGCCAACCTGACTTAGGTTCTTTACGACCCATTTCACAACCATAGCAGCGACCCTCAGAATCGATTGTACATACTGCTTTACGCTTGTAATCCTTTGGATTAGTGTGTTCTGCGATTACCACAGATAGTCCACGACTTTCATCGTAGTTTGCTGAATCAGTATCTAGTTCTTCAATGAAGCGAACCTTTGCTGATTGTCCGTCAGCCAGTTTGACCCAGCGAACTTTCTGACCATTGTTTTCATATTTTGGCTTATCCATTAATGCACCGATATCTTTTAGCCCTTTAATTACGCTCATAATATTCTCCTTATGTTTTCTTAGCGGTATACTAGTTTAGCATACTAGCGATGGTTTTGTCAAACGATTCGTCAATATTTTTTATTGCTTCGTCAGACATATCGCCAATATCCTTATATTGTTTATCTATTTTAATAACAGTAACACGAGAGCCAAGACGTTCTATAATCTTATCTTTCATGTTACCGCCAGCCTCATCATTATCTGCAATAACAATAACGTTATTAAAATACTTAATGAGCAGGTCTGTTTGGAAGTTGGATACGTTTGCACCCAACGTTGCTACTGCTGGAAAACCACACTGGTCTAAACGGATAGCATCAAATGATGATTCAACTACATAGACTTTGCCAGCAGTCTTGACACGGTTTAAGTTGAATAAGGTTTTTGCTTTTGGTAGTCCTGGAGTATTCTTAAATTCTTTACCCTCGATTGAACGACCAACGAACCCCACAGTAATTCCATCTGGAGAATGGACAGGTATAGTTACCATGTCCTGCTTCTCTGAAAAACCAAGTTGAAACTTTTTGATAGATGATTCATTAATTAATCTACCTTCATAGTATCTAGTTGCTCTTGGAGACTCCAATGCTTGCTGGTTTAATCTTTTAATCTGTAACTCGTCATACGGAACGTAGTCTGGTTTCTCTACAAGTGTCTGATTAATTTGATAAGATAGGTCAACTTCAGTTTCTTTAGACTTTATGTAGCGAACAGATTCAAAATATGTTCTGCCAGATGTATGCATAATCAGAGATGGTAGGTCACAAACGTGATGGCAGGAAAAGCAAAAGAATAGTCCAGAATTTTTATCTACTTCACCAGCAGGAGAGCGATAATTGTTGTGAAATGGGCAGAAGATAATGTAATCAGAATCTACTTCTGATTCGATTGTGATGCCTGACCCTGCAATAACTCGCTTAATTTGTTCTTTTGAGTAGGAATCATTTCTGTTCCGTTTATTCCATTTATCCATAATGCTTTATTCTTTCCTATGTATGTACCATATACTGTTAATGTAAATTCGTAGTAATCTTTTTCGTTATTATATTTTATCGTAAACTGTGGGTCTATGTCAAGTCTTTGTACATACCCCAACTCACACATCTCAAGTGTTTTGAGTCTCACAAGTTCTAGGCGAAGTCTACCAATTGCGGCATCATTCTTAATGATTCCGTCAAACGTAAAGTTCTTAATAGGTCTGTGATATATATTCTCCACACTCTATTATAACTAGTTATCTAGATACTCTATTGCTTAAAGATTTAAATCTTCCATGTCCTTGTAACGGTAATAACCCTTGTCGAAATCTACTTGAACTAGGAACTCACCCATAAAACCATTACGGTTCTTACGGAATACGCACTCTAAAATATCACTATTTGTAGCACGACCCAAAGCCAAAACAAAATCAGCATCATAGGCAATCTGGCGTGACCAAGCAGTCTGACCAAGAGTAGGAACAGTGTCCAACTTAGTAACGTCATCTGGCGTAGCAGACGAAATAGCAATAATGGGAACCTGTTCACTAATAGCCATTAATTTTAGTTCACGAGAAAGGTTCTTCATACGAACAGTCTCATTATCTGACTTCTGGTTTGGAGACATCAACTGTAGGTAATCTACAATAATTAAGTCGGGCTTGTATTGGTCAATCTTACCACGAATAACTGATGGAGTTACTTCTCCACCATTGTCGTTAGAGATGATATGGAACTCTGGTTTACCCTGAAGTTCTTTCTTGTGCCAACGCTTTAGGTCTTCGATATCTACCTGACCGTTGCTGAGTTTACGATGTGACCAAAGACCCTCACCCATAATAGCAAAGACACGGTTACGAACTTCTGTCTCAGACATTTCAAGTGAGATTACTAGTGGCGACTTACCTTGCTTCCATGCTTGAACTGCCATGTACAAAGCAAACCAAGACTTACCAATTCCTGGATAAGCAAGGAACACACCTAACTGTCCTGGGGTAATACCAGCAGGAAGATAGTTATCAAATCCTGGTAAACCAGTCTTGATACCAATAGAGCCTAGTTCATTCTGACGAGCAAGGTTTTCAAAGTATGCTACAGCAGAATCAATATCAGTGGCATCAATGTCACGGATAACTGCTGTGTTCTTTTTTAGTTCTGATGTCTTTTGGATTAAGTCTTCTAGTGCTTTAGTGCCCTGACCTGCTTGAACATCCGAAGCAGTTGTTCTAAGAACATCCTTTAGGCTATCATTCAGGAACTCAGCCTGTAGTTCTTCTAGATGATACTTGGTGGCACCAACACCATCAACAGGGGCGAAGTCACGGAACTTATCCACAACCAAAGATGTTGGTGGAACTGTGCCATTGGCTTCTGAATAGTTGCGAATAAATGTCCAGATATCGTTATGTGTTCTTAGTATGTTGTCTACGTTTGCTTGTAGCAAAACGTGTACTTGTTTGTCTGCTAATACAGCAGAGATTAGTTTTGATTCTGTATTATTCACTTAGCCATTCCTTCGCTTTGAGCCTACGTTCTGCTCGTTCTTTGTTGTCTTGCTGTACTTGCTTACGCTTGTAAACAATGTGGTCTGCATAATTTGCAAAGTATTTCCATGATGGGTTTTCAGATACATCAAAGTAGTACTGGAGTAGTTCATAGCATTCTGGTATGCCATAGGATTCAATGAGTGCATCTGCAGCCCACTGTTCTACATTTAAATTTAGAGATGGCTTTTCTTCGTACTTTGCAGTATGTAATTTACTGTAGCGACTAAGCAAAGCCATGCGGTCTTTGCGTTCAGCCATTACTTGTTGTCAGCCTCTTCTAGAGATTCCTTGACTTTATCAGCCAACTTTGCTTCAACAAAAGAATAGACACGTTCAAACGCATCTGTTATGTTTTCTCCCTCACGCTTGCTATCCGATACAGATAGGTCAATGCGGAGTGATTGGAAGTTACCTAGGTTAAGCGTATAGCCTAGACCTACCGTTACCTTAGTGCTGTCATTAACTACAGCATTATTTACTACTTCACTCATTCTCATACCAATTTTCTGCGAGAATTCATTATTCCAGATATTGTGGTTCTCGCTACCCCAAATATATCTGCTACCTGTTGATGTGTCTTACCTAATGATAGCACAAGATGCCTTATCGTGTCAATATCTGCATTAGATAATTTTGCATTTGGATGGTTTTCTCCAGATGCAAGTTTCTTATTTTTAACTGCGTCTTTTGCATTTTCGGAGTATGTTCCATATTTTAGATTACTAACAATATTATTAGTCTTTATATCGTCTATATGGCAAACTACTGTATTTTTCATAGATGGTCCAATAAAAGTTTCTGCTACCAATCTATGCACCAAAAAATTTTTTCTTACTTGTTTTATACATAATGTTACAGATGGATAACCATTTGAAAACCATTGAGTCATTATTTTAGGACTGTCTGGTTTTTCTTTACTATTTCCAACTGGTCTCCAACTTCTTACGTTTCCTAAATTAGAAACTTCATAGTCATCTGACCAAGATACTTTTTTCCAAATTTCATTCATAAGCATATTATACCATAAAAGTATGAATCATATACTCTCTGACCATATAGGCACAAATCTGCCATCTTCTGTCTTTGTATATACCAGTATACCATCGCCCATACGCCTTGTCAACTCTTGTTTTGTAGGTGTTACATCGTTGGTTATTAGTTTATCTTTTCTTGGTCTACCGTGGTGGTAGGATGCAAGTATATCACGAATTTCCCTTACCTGTGATTCAGAGTAGTAAGAACGGACCTGCCAGCCCCTCTTTCCGCCCTTCTGTGACCCCATAGGGAAGGGAATAATACCTTTTAGCATTAATGCTGGCATATATTTCTTATGCCTGTTTACTAGGGCTGCTGTCTGTCCTACGGTGTATGCTCGTTCTCTGGTCTTTTTAAAATCACTAACTAAACAACTTTCAATTTGGTCTTTTATAATGTTATAAACAGACATTATTCCATTAGAGTTATTCATGTGATATACACGAACAAGGTCTCCATTAAGATACCAGACTTTTTTATTTCCTGCAATTACAGGTGAAGAATTGTACTCTTCCATAGTTTGAGCAGCCATGGTTATAGTTGTGTTAGCCCTACAGCCATAATGGATAGGTCAAAATTGACATCGGAACTATAGGCTGCTTCACTGTATATATTTACTACGACTGTGCAGCCATAATTTGTAACACTAGAAACTATAGTTCCTGGAAGATGTACCCCTAATTGAGATGCTGCAAAATCAACTGATGCAAATACAAGTGGTGGTGCAAGAAAAGTTTTTCCAAAAGAAATATTAATTGATTTAGATGCAATAGTTTTTGCAGTAGTATTTTTCATTGTATCCGAAATACGATTAGTTGCTATTGCAAAAGTTCCCATATAAGAATTAACGACTTGCTTAGTTGCGGTGTTGTATATTGGAGATATGGTATTAGCAAACTTGCTAGAAATACCATTTACTGTGTCAATAATTTGATTTAGTTGTGTTTGGTCAACTAAAGAGTTTGTAGAAATGTTTGGAATAGTCATAAATATATTATACCACTAAACAATTGTTCCCGAATCAAGAATGGGCAAAGTGCTTAACGTAATTGTCTGAAAAATAAGTGCATTAGTATTAACAATCTTTTTACCTGTAGACACCTGAACTGCAACTTTTACAAATTTTGCTTTTACTGTAGATTGTAGCGGTATCTTTGTATAGTAAGTATTTGTGTTAACTGTTTCTGCGTATTCAAAGTCCGAGAAGGTTGCTGTCATTGGGTTGGAATCCCAAGACCAAGCAAAGTATATATCAAATTTAGATACTGAAAAAGAATCTGGAACAGTCCATCTAACATTAATGCCTTCGCCACCAGACTCAACGGAACTTACAGAATATTCTGGCACAAAACCATTCAATAACTGAGTCGTGCTCTCCTGATTAATCTCATTTACTTGTGACCAAGGAGACAGTTGCTCCCCAGTTTCTGAAACAATTGCATATCTGACTAAATAAACAATGTCTGAAGACGAGTCGCTTATGGTTGCAGAAGACTGGTTTTTTGGATTAAAAGTTGCTTGAACGGTTTGCTCAGACACTATAGCACATCCACTACATACTTAAATTCTATAAAACTTTTTGTGTTATTCAACTTTATAATAGGCAAAGCATCTGATGACTTTATGACTGTATATGCTGTAAGCCCATACTTGCTGTTGAAAGATGATACATTTTCTATTCTTAGTGCGTCTAATGCAACATAAAAATCTGATGCTGCAGCACCACCAATGGTATCTTCTATGTCAACAAAAACTTTTATATACCTGACATCTGACCAAGAAAAATTTCCAGAAGTCTTATACAAAGACTGCATTGTTTTGCTAACAACAACATATCTGTTATCTGTAAAGTTGTGTTGGGTGCTACTTGTAGCCCTACCTCCAACAGTAATTGCACCAGGATTACTTCCAATATCAAGTATAAGTGTAGAACCAGTTGTTCCTGTCTGTGCTGTCCAAGTTCCGTTGTATTCGGCAGGGGTAATTCCAGAAATAACTACTTGTTGACCAACAGAAATATTATGTGCATTTGCAGTAGTAATTGTAATATTAGTTGTTCCAGTAGGAGTATGAGTATTTATTCTTGTACCGTTATTTAAATTAACTACAAGACTTGCATATTCTGGACTTGCTCCATCACTATTTGCAAACTGAACCAAGACCTTAACATTACTTGGAACATCTGGACTAGGAACATTACTACCATCCACACCATCTTTGTTTATAACAGAAAAGGCTAATCTAATTTCATCTTCCGAAGAATTTTGACTTATACCCAAATCATCTGTTTCTAAATGAATATGATTTCCAGAAGAAACTGATAAGTCATTTCCATTGACTATCAGTGACGATGTGTCTCCTCTTATAAGTAAAACGCTACTTAAATATCTTGGTTGTTCGTATTTGGCAATTCTTGCTGGATTATTTACATTCTCAAATAATGCGTTTTCTGATGTAGTAAAAAATGCATCATCAGTTATTGTTATATTATTATTTGAGTCAGTTATAACTCCTGTTTGCTGTGGTACATCAACTATTGCTGCTGGGCTGGCTGTATGATATTTCCAACTTTCTCCAAAATTAAATAGTGCAAGTGCCTTGCTATCTGAGCCAGTTGGTATTGGATTTGATATAGATGGATATACCCCAATCTCTGTAATTGCATATCTTTCTGTTGTTGGTAGTTCTGCAGTGAATATTACTTGAGTTACCCCATTTTCAGTAACAATGTTTCTAGATGTAATAGGAACTCTAATCATTTCAAAATCCAAGGATGTTTTACTAGAATAAGTTCCGAATGGAATATCGGTTGATAGTGGTCTTGCTCCGCAACCCAGTACTATGTGAGATGCGTAAGTGTCTGTTAGTCCGATTAAATATCGTCCTATAATTTGTTTTCCAGTGGTTGTAATCATAATATTCTCCTATACAATTGTATCATAGTGATAAGTAGTTTAGTCTGGCAATATTGTTACACCAGTAGCAGTAACAACCCTTACGCCACCAATTTCTACATATATTGGGTAACTTTTGCCAACAACAAAATTTTTATGAACGGCTGTTGGGGTTTTTGGAATTTTTAATGTAAATATGCTACTTGTACGTCCTAACATGCTTACAGGAGTTTCTGGGCTTGTTACGAATCCGCTTTTTCTTGATGTAGTAGTTGTAATTCCCTTATGTGTAACTGTTATGGTATCTCCCTTTTTAGCACTAGTTGGAGTAAAAGATATTAATTCGAATGAAACTGTTGTTGCTTGAGTTACTACTGCCGCTGGAGTTTGAACCTCAACTTTTACTTGATTTGTGTTTGTAGTAGTTGCAGCATTTGTAGTAGTTGTTGCTGGCTGGACTGGGGCAGTTGAAACTGTTGCAGCAGGTGCAGTAACTGTAGTAGTTCCAGTAGCAGGAGCAATAGCAACAACTGTATTTTCAACAGTTGATGACGAATTTTTAATATAATCAGTATTACTATTTTGTGTTTTAACAAGTTCAATTGGGTTTGCTGCGTTTACAACAACGGTGGCATCAAGAACATTTTTATTTAAACTTAAGGAGTTGTTTGACATATTAAAGTTTCTTGAAACTTCTAGAATTTGTGTGCCAGTTAATGCCATAAAAGCCACACGTTCTTCTATGCTGAAGTCTGCTTTTGTTTCTTGAACCTTTTCCACATAGTTAGTTGGATTTGATGTTTTTACTACATCCTTTTTTTCTTTATCAATGTAATATTTATTTCCTGGAATATTTGGAGTTGTTTCTAAATAAGTTTTTGTTTTTGCAGATAACTGTATTCCCTTATTTAAACTACTTGTTAAAACACGACCATATTGTGTGTTAGTGTATTTTGGTGGTTTTTTATCTGCCATTATAGTACCTCACTTAAATATAAAATTGTTGAAGGACCAGTTTCTTCTCTTTGGTATTCAGAAGCATAGATAACAAAGTTATTTCCGCTTACAGTATTTGGTAATGTCTTAGTTGTGTCATACACAAAAGAAACAATATCCCCTAATTGAATAATGGGCATACCAAAAACTCTGACTGCTGCAACTTTTCTAGGTTTAGAAATTCTATTAATAACAAAATTCATTAAGTTTTGTGCTAGGTCTACAGTTTGAATGTAAGGAGAGTCTATTACAAAAGATTTTGAACCATAAAGTAATCTGTTATTCTTTATGTCTGTATACTTATTTTTATATTCTACAGAAGTATATTTTGCTGCTCCCACATAACTGCTTGTGTAATTGCTTTTTTCTGTTAAAAATTCATCTACCGTCAAATCTCTTGCTGCTTCTTGTGTAAAAGTAACCCCTGTAATGCTTACGTTATCTAGATAGTCTTTGTTTGCACCCAAGTCTAAAACAAAATCAGTGGTGTTAAATATCAAAAATTCTGCACGATAAGGTGTAGAATTATAACCAGCAACAACATATCCACCCAAAGATGCTGGTACTGGAGATATTAGAGATGTTAATGCTGGATACGCTTTATCAAATTTGACGTTAAAGTAAGCACACTCTCTCATAATTGAACCAAACTCTTCATAAAAGATTTGACTTTCTGGAATACTTGATGTTGAAAGTTTAGACAAGAAACCAGTTTGAACTAATGGGCTTAATGTATATTTACTTCCAGATATTCCAGAAACTTTTGTATCATCAAAAACTTTAACGCTGTTTGGAAAAGAGCCAATTGTATATGCTGTTTTATTTTTTTCATCTGCTGTTAAGTTTTTGTCAACTGTAATTGTCATCTCGTTTTTACTTAAAAATCTTCTCATTGCATATGTGTTTTCAAACATTACCTGTGAAGAACCACGAACAAAAAGAGATATGCTTCCTGTGATACCATCGTTGATTGGTTCTTTGTCTTCAACTATTTTTATTTGTTCATTATCTAAATACAAAGAAAAGACCCAACTTGAACTACTAGTTTTGCTAACGCTTACGCCAATGTCGTAAACAGAATCAGTTTCTTGTGTTTTTAAAACTTTTCCAGTAAATTTTCCAGTATCTGTTAAAATATTTCTAAACTCTTCGTGAAGTATTGTAGGTATCAGGACTCCGTTAGCATTTTCTTTTAGTTTATAGAAAAACAAAGTATTAATTGTAGAAGATGTTTTTACTACTTCTGGTCTTGTATACTCTAAAGCAACTAATTCATAGTAGTACCCTTCTCCCTTAGCATTAGTCAATATTGCTATGCCGCCAGACTTAGCACCTATTTTACTAGGACCAGTAACAGAAGTTCCATCTTTGTTAAACTTTTTTAAATTACTACCCAACTCGTATGCTGGATAACTAGAGCCTAAAGAAACAAAATCTGGGTCTTCTGTAGCATCGCCAAAAAGCCTAAGCCTTGCTCCATAGGTATCATAATCTATTTCACTTGCCAAAGATTTTTTAACATATCCAATTGCACCCATTTCAGTTTCTGGTTCTTTAAAAGTTGGTCCTGTCAGAACTAAGCCAGAAGATTGAATTGATTCTGAAGCAACCTTTGTCTTACTTGTCAAACTATATACTTGTCTACCTAAAAAATTTTTAACTTTTGTTTGTGTAGTTACCGATTTATTTTTAATATTATCTTTGTTGGCAGTAATTATTGCTATGTTATCTTTTCCTTTAAATAATTTTTGAGGATTTGTTGGCAAAGACTGTCTCTGAGTTTCCCACCACGAAATTATTGTTCCATCATCTACCTTATGTTCTGCAATAGTTGTTCCAAATTGTCCACGACCATGCTTTGAGACCTTTCCAAATTTATAAGTTCCATTAGTTTCGTAAAAAGGTTCCGCATATATTCTTACCTTACCAGTTTTATACATCTTATCGCCCTTATTAATTTTTGAAAAATAATATTGATATTCTTCATTACTTGTAATCCAAACTGTATTTTCCGAATCTGCAGAACCATAACTATATTCTATTGCATCATATTTTATGATTTCCCCATTTGAATAAAAATAACCAGAGTATCTTCCAAGCCAATAAGCACCATCGCCAAATTCAATAATGTTATTTTTTATTGCTGTTCCATTTGCAAAATTATCAACTTCTGGAATAGCAACAGTAAGAGTTTTTGCAAGTGGAATTGCTGTCAGTGGATATGCTGTCTGAGTAACATCTTCTTCATTCTTAGATTGAAGATTTTGTTCGCTTGCTTCTAATGACCATAAGACAGACCTTTGATATTCAAAAACTTGATTTTTATCTAATTGAGACAGAGATTGTAGGTCATTTGGTTGTTTTTGAATATATCTATTATAATAAACAATCTTTCCATCATTATAAATATCATTTGACTCAGAGTTAATTTCTAAAATGTTTGCCCTTCTAGGACCGCTGTCAATACCGTAAAGGCTAATATCTTTATTTCTAACAGAAGTTGATTGTGGAACAAGATATTCTTTGCTCATAACAACAAAGTTATTTACTTCATCAAAGAACATTGTTGTTTGAGTTGCTACCGCCAAATCCTGCAGAACCTGCATAATGTTTTTATCTGGTGAAACCATAAAAAAAGGTATTACTGCATCGGATTTGTTTCCCCTTAAAAATTTGTAGTTTGAAAAACCAATAGAGTCTAGCAATGTTGCAACAATAAAACTAACAGAAACATTTCTTAACAATATTTCTGGTGCTAAAAATGATTCAAAGTAAAAAGTTAAATCTCTAAGAGACATAGATACATCTCTAGTTGCATCACTATATTGTGGAAAACCATCTGAATACATTGTTTTTACTGGAACATGAAAATCTTTATAGGTTGGGTTAGATTTAATCACTGTTCCAACTGTTGTAATGTTTCCAGGATTACTTCCAATGTTTAATACAAGTGTAGATGTAAGTTTATCTGTTCCAGATTGAGCAGTCCATGTACCATTGTATCCATTAGGTGTGACTCCAGAAACTATAACTGTATCTCCTTGATTTATTCCATGATTGTTTTCTGTTTTTATTGTAATGTTGGTTGTTCCAGATGGTTGCGGACTAGTTGATAAAATAGCAAATTCTTGTGGAACATTTGAAACAGTCTCATAAAACTTTATCTGTAAACTTTTACTAATCAATGTTATTGTAGAACTTATGTTTAACAAACTATTTATATTATTTTTGTTAAGAACCTGATTATTATCAAATATTGTGATGTCTCCAGTAGATGCTAATAGTTGACCAACTGGAAGATTGCTAACTCCTAAGTCTGAAGCAAACTTTTTTACAGAAAAAGATGACACATTGTCTGTAATGTCTACTTCTAGTCTCGGAGATAGTTCGATTAAGTCAAACACTGTGTTTGTATTTAGCATAGATGTAACTAAAATTCTTAGTCCTTTGATATATTCAAATTCTCTGTAAACTGTTACCGAACTTTCTACAAAGGATGGTGCAATTGTTTTGTCTAATTCTGTTACAAATAGTTGTGAATTTGTAATTGATTCCTCGCTCTTATACCAACCATATGTTGGAACGATGGCATCATAATTAGTTAAGGTGGTATCTGAAACCTGACCATTATAAATATACAAAGTTCCTTTATCTGTAGTAGATGATTTTATTAAATATGATTGCCCTTTTCTTTTAGGCTCCTGTATAAGTGGCAAGGCTGCTGTTGAAGAAAGGTTTCCAATTATTGTAAAAGTATCTTTATAGGCTCCACTAATTATTTGTGTATTAGTTATTCCATAAGAGAGTTGAAAATATCCATCTTCAGTAAAGACATCTTGTCCATTTGGATATGATACAGAAACACTGTCATAGATGTCTACCCAGTTTGTGCCATTATACTTTTGCACTTTCCAGGATAGTGGGGTAGATTTGTGGTTTGGAGTAGAGCCAGAATAAAATGGGTCAGCGTTTGCTGTTGGCAATGAGTTGTTGCTACTAATATTTGTTTGAACTTTCACAACAACCTTGTTTGTTGGCACTAAATTTTTATATACTACAAATGGGGCAGCATCTTGAATTAGTTTATCATTTCCAGACACAACTCCAGAAATTCCATACTCTACATTGTCTTGAGTTCTATATGAAGACCAATATTTAAACTTGTCATCTTTGCTTGCTGCATAATATCGTGGGGTCAGGAATGTGTCATTGTTACTAGTAAGCGGAATTATTTTTTTATTCTTTCCAAAAAATCTTAATTTATTAATACCAGAACGAGGTCTAAATCTATTAAAACAGTCTTCTAAAGACATTAATGACTTTTGTCTTTCTTTAGATGTACGGAATGTTACTGGCGTTAATGCTTCATCTGTATACCCTCCGTCAATTACAACATCATAATCTGTATATCCATACCATTCGTTTGTGGCTGCTGTGGCTTCATTTTCATTTGCATTCCAAGTTGTATTTGGTGCAGTATTGGCTGGACCTCCAGAAGTTGGTCTATTTTTATAATTACCAATTGCCTGAATAGTTTCATAATTATTTAAATTCCATTCAACGATTACTTTACTTTTAGTGGCAACTGTTGAAGAAGTTTGTAAATGATTAGTTAAAGTTATATCAGAATACATTATGCCTCTTCCAGCGTAATAGAAATATTCCATAAGTCATGGTTTGTTCCACCACGTTTATCTACACTGTATGTAAAGTCTGTAATGTACATTTCCAATACCTCGCTATATTGTGTCAAACGATTATAGGCTGCATCGGCTTTTCCAAACTCTGTATATTTGTCATAAGATAAACATACATAAAAAGTTCCAGAATGGGTTTCGTACCAGTCCAGTAACTCTGCACCGCCAGCACCACCGTCTATGGTGTACTGGTCAGTGGCGGTATCTGGTTTTCCTGTAGAAGTATTAAAGTTTGGGTCTGAGCCAAAAGACCTAGATGGAAGATTTTCCCAAGAAATACTCAAAGTTCTTTTATCGGCAACCCAATAAGAACGCATACGACCATTGACCATACGCTGGCGATTCTCAATTCTTTGCACTCCAAAATCTAGCGGACCTCTGTTATGGTCAGAAACAATAATAAAATCTCCACCATTGTTTGTGCTATTTCCAAATTCATAGCCATCTGGAATATATTGAGAAACATAATACTGTGAATATGTATTTACAACTGATGATTGTTCAATCATTGCTGCATCAAAATATACTTTTTTTCCTGCGTCTCCTACACTAAATGATGTTGTAGAAGAAACATAAGGTCTAACGTAAAGTGGAACAGTTGGACTGCTTCCCACAGTTGCAGGAACAGTAAACGTAACAGATACGCTAGTCCAAGATGATGTAGAAACTGTTGTGGCTGTTCCTATGGTTACACCTTGACCACCAATATATGTAGGAAATGCGTCACAATAATCAATACCTGCGG